ACATAACTGGTTGGGGTAGAGGCACTTGGGGTGAGGGTGCTTGGAATGAAGCTTTACCAGTTACTCTTACAGGATTAGCAGCCACAAGTGCGTTAGGCACTGTTTCTGTTATAGCAAAAGCTAATGTAACTCCCTCTTCTCAAGTTGGCACCACAGCAGTAGGAACTCCTACTCTTGATTGTGAGGCTAATTTAACTCTTACAGGACAATCATCTACAAGTGCTCTTGGCACAGCTACGGTTGTAGCAAAAGCTAATGTTACGCCGTCAACACAAGTTGGAACAAGTGCATTAGGCACCGTATCTACAGTTGCAAAAGCAAATGTAACACCTAGTTCACAAGTTGGCACATCCGCTATAGGAGGCGTAGGTGTTAATGGCGATGCAGTTGCTAATGCACCTGGAGCAGTAGGATCAGTTGGCACCGTTGGAGTTGATGTAGATGGAGAGGCAAATGTAATAATATCTGGCGTATCTGCAACTTCAGCAGTGGGATCAGTGACCGTTCATCATAACGAAAAATTTGATATTACAGGCGTTAGTGTAACAGGAAGTGTAGGATCAGTTACCACAATATCTAAAGCAAACGTAGTGCCAACAGGGGTTTCAGCCACAGGATTTGTAACTGATGTGTTAGTGTGGGGACTAATAGATGATACACAAACGAAAAATTATGCTAATATAAATGCAGATCAAAGTTCATCCTTTGCTGAAATTAATGAAACACAGACCCCAAATTGGGAAGAGGTAGCATAAAATATGGCATCAACATACGTAAATGATTTAAGACTTGAGGAGATGGCGACTGGAGATCAGTCGGGATCATGGGGAACCACAACCAATACAAACTTAGAACTTATTGCTGAGGCTTTTAGCTTTGGTACAGAGGCAATAACCACAAACGCAGACACACATACAACTACAATAGCTGATGGTTCAACAGACCCCGGCAGAAGTATTTATTTAAAATATACAGGTACTTTAGATTCAGCTTGTACTATTACTATAGGACCAAATACAGTATCAAAACTTTGGTTTATAGAAAATGGAACATCAGGCTCACAAAACATAATTATATCGCAAGGTAGTGGTGCTAATGTAACCATACCCGCAGGTGATGTAAAAGCAGTTTATTCTGATGGTGCAGGTTCAGGTGCAGCAATAGTAGATGCTTTTGCTAGTCTTAATGTAGTAGATTTAAAAGTTGAAGATGATTTAACAGTTACAGATGATATGACTGTTGGTGGCACATTAGGGGTTACTGGAGTTTTAACAGCCACTTCACTAGATATTTCAGGTGATATAGATGTAGATGGAACTACTAACCTAGATGTCGTGGATATAGATGGAGCTTTAACCCAAGATGGAGGTGCTGTATTTAACGAAGCTAGTGCCGATGTAGACTTTAGAGTTGAATCAAATGGACAAACTCATGCTTTGTTTGTTGATGGTGGTTTAGATAATATAGGTATAGGATATTCAGCAGCACACACAGCAACTAATAAAGGGTTAGCCATATTAACTGGTGATGGTAATGGTGGTGTTCAATTTAACAAAGAAGATGGTAGCTATCCTAGCGATGGAGAAACTTTAGGTTCAATAGGTTGGAAAGGTGCAGATAGTGCTAATAGTAATGCTGCTGCTGGAGCATCTATAGTAGGTATTGCTGCCGAAGATTTCAGTGGTAGCACAGAAGCTACAAACTTGGCTTTTAATACAAAACCAACAGGCACAGGTCCGGGCTCAGCTCCAACGGAAAGAATGCGTATAAATTCAAATGGCACAATCGGAATTGGAACTGCTGGTGGCTCTTATGCTATAGATTTATTAACTACAGGAAATAATGGTTTACGAGTTAATACAGGAACTTCAAGTGCTGACCAACTTTATTTAGGTAATACTGGTGGCGTATCAAGTGTTGGAACTTTAACTAGCGATGATTTAGGAATAATTACTGCTGGTTCAGAAAGAGCCCGTGTTACAACTGGAGGAATAGTATTAGTTGGTAAAACAAGTTCTGGAGTTAGTTCAGTCGGTGCAGAAATAAGAACTGGTTCAAGCAATTATTCATTTACTGGAACATCAAGTGGTCATACTGTACAACTTTTAAATCGTACAAGTGATGATGGAGATTTAGTAGAATTTAGACAAGATAATACTAAATTTGGAACTATTGCTTCTAATGGCAACGATTTAATACTTGATGTGGTAGGTAATATAAGATTAGATGCAGATGGTGGAGATATTGAACTACATGATGCTGGAACAAAAATAGGACAGTTTGCACTTAACAATAGTGGATTTTTTGATATTTTTTCAGCAGTATCAGACGCAGATATTAGAATTAGAGGAAATGATGGTGGCTCAACTGTAACAGCACTAACACTTGATATGAGTGAAAGTGGAAGGGCTTATTTCAACTCAAGGGTCGGGATAAACACAACAAGCCCAGACACAATGCTTCATATAAATGGTGCGGCAAACTCAGAACAAGTAATCATAACTGGTAACGGTAACTCAGGTCGTGGCTTATCAATACAAACTGCCGCTAGTGGTGGTCAACAAGATGCGGGTGTAATCTTTGATGCTCAAGACACAGAAGGCGGTGCGGCTCCATATCACGCTTTTCAAAATGCTGGTTCAGAAAAAATGAGAATTACAAGCGATGGAAAAATTGGCGTGGGCACATCATCACCCCAAGAATTAGTACATCTTAAAGCTAGTGCTTCTGCTGCTCTTAGAGTTAGTGGTGGAGCTAATGATAATAAAAAGGTAGAAATAGGTTATGACAATACTAATGGGCCTTATCTAAAAGGTGGAAGTAGTGGCGTAACAAGTATTCAGTTTTATGTAGATAACACAACTTTAGCAGGAAAATTTGATACCAATGCAGATTTTTATACTAACGATGGAACTGTTCACAGTTTATCTGATTCAAGAGTTAAAACAGATATAAATGATTTAATTGATGGATTAGATGTTGTAAAACAATTACAACCAAAAACATTTAAGTATAATGAAAAATCAGAATTTTATAGCGAAGAAACAAAAGATGAAGTTAGGTATGGTTTTATAGCCGATGAGGTTCAAGAGGTTGCACCACAATATATGCAGGTTGGAAAGGGTAAAATTGATGGTGTAGAAGTTGATGACTTTAAAACGCTTTCTACTACTAAAATGATACCTATGCTTGTAAAAGCTATACAAGAACAACAAACACAGATTGATGCTTTACAATCTGAAATTAATATTTTAAAAGGAGAATAACATGGCAATATCTTACGCATGGGATTGTAAAACTTGTGATACATATCCAACAAAAAGCGGTAAATCAAATGTCGTACACACAGTTCATTGGAGATTAACTGCTACAGACGATACTAATAAAGACAGTGATGGTAATAACTGGACAGCATCTTCTTATGGAGCACAGTCATTAGATACATCTGATTTATCTAGTTTTAAAAACTGGTCTAGTCTAACTAATAGTGATGTTCAAGGCTGGGTAGAAACAGCATTAGGTAGCGACAAAGTAACTAGTATAAAAGCAGGACTAGACGCAAGTATAGCTGAAAAAGTTACTCCAACTTCTGTACAAAAAGTATTGAGCTCTTAATATGGCTACGCAAGAACCAGTTGTAATGATTGATGACAAAGAAATTAAAGTAAGCGAACTTACTAACGAACAACAATATTTTCATAGTCAAATACTAGATTTAACCAATAAACAAAAACGCATACAGTTTGAACTTGATCAAATTAACGCCAGTTTAAGTGTGTTTCAAAACGCATTTATAGAGTCTGCTAAACAAAAAGCAGATGAAGTCTTAAATAATCCAGAGGAGGATCAAAATGACAATACTTAATATATTAGCGTGGGTCACTGCAATTATATCTATAGCTTCTGTTGTAGCAGCAATAACACCTACACCTAAAGATGATCATTGGTTTAGTTACTTATACAAAGTAATAGATTGGTGTGCATTAAATGTGCTTAAAGCAAAGGATAAAGGATGAGTTGGTTAAGCAAAATGTGGGGTAAAATTACTGGTACTGAAAAAATTAAAGTAAGAGCTAGGAACAAAAAAGGACATTATGTAGGTGATGATAAATCAACACCTGATGTAAATGAAGCTTGGACAACTAAGAGAGTTAAAAAATCTAAAGAATCCTAATGGCTAAATCACCTGATGCGTTTGTTTATAACGCTACACTAGAACGTATTGTAGATGGGGACACCTTTGATTGTTGTCTTGATCTTGGTTTTGATGTGAAGTTACATAAACAGCGTGTCAGACTTGCAGGTATAGATACTCCAGAAAGCCGTACAAGAGATTTAGCAGAAAAAAAACTAGGTTTAGCAGCCAAATCGCGGTTACAAGAGCTATGTATCGGTAACTTTAAAGTAAAATCTTTGGGTAAAGGTAAGTATGGTCGAATACTCGGCATACCATACACAGAGGATGGCAGGGATATTTGCCAGGTACTAATTAAAGAAGGTCATGCCGTAGAATATGACGGAGGCAAAAAGAAAAAAGTTTGGGGTGATTACTAATGGAATCAGCCGTAACTTTAATTCAAGAAGTAGGCTTTCCTATTGCAGCAGCGTTAGGTCTTGGTTGGTTTATTTATAAGCTTATCATGCGTATTGTTGATGGTATGGAAACCAAACTTGATACAGTAGATGAAAAAGTAGAAGCACAAATAGCCGCAATAGAAGAACGACTTGGCACAAAACTTGATTCACAACACGGTATTTTGGTAGCATTAATAGATAGAGTGCGTAGTTTAGATAACGAAATAATACGTCAAGATACTTTGATAAAAACTATATTAGGAGTACCTAACTTAATTGATAGCGGAAAAATAGCCAAGGCAGGTAGAGATGATCAAAGAAAAGACTAAACAAGAAAAAATGGAAGAAGAAATTGTAAAAACTAAAATAGCTATATGGGCATTTTTTATAGGTGCTATTATGTTTTCAGCAGTTCTAGGCATGAATTTAGCTGCTGATACCATAACTCATAAATTTAAGTCACCTAGTTTTAACGGCGTGGGAACGTCTAGTCATTACCTTACAATAGAAAATCAACAATATACTCGTAAACTAACAATCAAAGAAGAAATAAAAGCGTTACAAGATGAAATCAAAAGAGAAAAAGAAAATTCTACTCTTGCAAGGTTTATGCGTAATCTTGAATCTAGGGTTTATGCAGAACTATCAAGACAGTTAGTAAATAACTTATTCGGAGAAACACCGCAAAGCGAAGGTGTCATCACTTTAGAGGGGAATACTATTGAGTACACAAGTGATGGTGTAACTTTAACCCTTAAAATAACCGAGGCGGATGGAACAGTTACCGAAATCGTCATACCTATTGGTACTTTTACTTTCTAGTTGTTCTATATTTGATCAATTTGAAGATACTTACGAACAAAGGTTTTCTAAAGACGTAGCAACAATACAAGAACTGCAATCAGCAGAACTTAAAAATGTGCCTATACCAAAGGTAAGTCCTGTGGTTGCTGTGTATCCTACTTCATTTTCAGATCAAACAGGACAGCGTAAAAGCAATAGTGAGTTTGCTTTGTTTAGCACAGCTATAACTCAACAACCAAATGCGTTACTTATAAGAGCTTTAAAACATGCAGGGGACGGTAAGTTTTTTAGGGTTGTAGAAAGGGTAGGCTTGGATAATCTTACCAAAGAAAGACAACTTATAAGATCAGCAAGAGAACAATCGACTGATGAAGAAGTAAAAAAACAAGCACTTAGACCTTTATTATTTGCAGGTATATTAATTGAAGGTGCTGTCATATCTTATGAAACAAATTTAGAAAGTGGTGGAGCAGGAGCCAGGTATTTGGGCATAGGCAAAAGCGTTATGTATAGAGAAGACAATATAACCATTAGTATGCGTATGGTATCAGTTGCAACAGGCGAGGTTTTGTTAGAAGTATTAAGTCAAAAAACAATATTTAGTTACGGTAAATCTGAAGATGTATTTAGATTTGTTGAAGCTGAAAGCGAGCTAGTAGAAATAGAACTAGGCAACGCAAGAAATGAGTCATCAACCATAGCTTTGATGAAAGCTATAGAAGGAGGTGTGCTAGAAATCATTAACACTGGTTATGATCGTGGTTTCTGGGTTTTACAAAATGATAACCAAGGAGTAGAATTAAATGATGAAATTAAAATTGATAAGCCTGATTGTGATGATAACTGCGTTGACGACATACGCGGCTGACAACGAAATATATGTAGATCAATCTGGTACTGGAGCCAATATAGACCTAGAACAACTAGGTATTTCTAATATCATAGGCGGGTTAAATAGCTCTGCAGGTAATTTAACCCCCTTTGATTTAGATGGTAACAGTATGACACTTGACATAAATATGATAGGTGCAACCAACAAGTTTCTTGGTGATATATTTGCTGATAACTTTACTGGTTTTTACGAGTTTGATGGTGGTACTAATTCATTTACTATTCAAGTTGACCCTACAGATACTTATAGTGCTGATGGATCTAATCAAAATGTAGATGTAACAGGGAGCGGTAATACATTTACTTTGAACCAAGGCACCACAGCATTAGCAGCTTCTCTTGACTTAGACTGGATAATTAACGGTTCTAATAACACAGTAACATCAAATATTAATATAGATGGTGCTACCAATTATATGGATATAGATGGTTCTGATAATACAGTCACTTATACAGGCACAGGAGTTACAGCGTCAGCAGGTGGATATTTCTATCTTGACCACACAGGAGGCTCAAGAACATTTAATATTCAACAACTAAGTACCCAAGACAATGACTGGCTTAAGATTATATCCGTTTCTGGCACTGCTGCTTCTACCGTTTGTGTTGTTCAAAACGACCAAGGTACAAGCACAAGCTGTTGATATTGGAGACATATCTGAATTAAACGGTACGGCTCAAATTGTCAGAGACAAACCTTATGATGCAGATTTAAAGTTTGCTATTCAAAGTAATGATGAGGCCATAACCAAAGATGGTCGTATGGCTATTACTTTTCTTGATGATTCTACTGTAAAACTTACAGAACATAGTCAGCTACTTATTGACGAGTACATATATGATCCAGACCCAAGCAAAGCAAAGATGGCTCTTACCTTTGGCCTTGGTACAGCTAGGTTTATTACAGGCAATTTAAACCGTATAGATAAACAGAATATAACTCTTAAAACACCAACAGCTAACATAGCAATACGTGGGACTGATTTTACGGCTACAGTTGATGAACTAGGGCGTAGCCTTATAATTTTGCTACCAGACGCTCTAGGGCTTTCTAGTGGCGAAATAGAGGTGGTTACAGCTATGGGAACTGTTATACTAAACAAACCCTACGAAGCCACTACGGTGAACGTATTTGAGTCTGCTCCAACCAAACCTGTTATTTTAGATTTAACACTTGATGTTATAGATAACATGCTTATTGTTACGCCACCTAAAGAAGAGATGTTAGTAGAGGAAGAAACCACTACTACGCAAGCAGATAGTGTATTAGATTTTAATGAT